AACGCTGATTAAATTGCAGCTCCGCTTGCAAATCGCCAAGCAAAGTCATGGCATTATCTTCACTCTTACCGACTAATATCATTACCTTCAATTCATCTTTTGCTTTCAGCCAAAGCGGTATCATAATATCAAAGTGAGTGCTTTTCGCATGTCCGCGAGCCCACTCAAAAACAGCACGCAGTTTTTTATTCCTGCAAACTTCGTTTGCAGCTTCAATCTGAAATGCTCCGCATTTCGATTTCGCATAATGAGGAAAATAATACTCCACAAAAAATGAATAATCATTTTTTGCACGTTCAATCCGCAAAAGTTTTTCCGCTTCCGTTTCCCTCCGGTCAACGGTCGTATGTTCCTGTGTATTGGAACATATTCCTTTCCACCGTGCAACTAATTGTTTATTTGCTTTCATTTCTATTTTGTTGTGTTTTTCCTTCTCCTTTGGAGAAGGTGGCCGAAGGCCGGATGAGGCCTACTGGCTTTCATTCACCTTCCCCATCACATATTTATCCTGCCACTTATTATTTTCCTGTGCCAGTGGCACATTCAAACCAAGCAACCAATTATTGTATTCTTCAAAAACTTCAATGATGGTTTCAATGGTGGCCCGTCTTTCTAATTTATCAATAGAAGCCGTCAGCTTCGCAACACAATCCACTTCATTGGATTTCAGAACTCTGTTTTCTTCCTCCGCAGCCATCATCATTTTTAAAGTTTGTGAATGCATCATGGAAATGATTTGCTGCTTAGTCAGACTCTTCGTGTCTTTTATTTCTCCCCAGCCTTCCTTTGCTTTGGTATCGCTAAAAGTTTTTTCAGTCCAGTCCACAATTTCACAAATTTCTTTCTGAGTTTTTTTCGTATTAAGATAAAGCGCACGGGCAACTTCTTTTTTCTGTTGATTATCCATGCTCCAAAATTACATCGCAGTATTAAGAGTTGTTGCAAGTAGTAACAGTTACAAGATAGGTAACGGTGATGATAGTGAAGCACCCTGCACTCAACGTGTACAACATGGTAAATTCTGCCTTTACCTTTCGTTCAAATTCAGAAATATCAGCGATGAAATCCACTCAAAAAACAGCATCCTCCACAGAAGTATTTTTATACGGTGGCATCGGAGCAAAAGACAATTCAACGGCTGATTTTATTTCTCAATTTAAAAATGCAGAAGCAAAATTCAGTCAGATTAACCTCCGCATAAACTCAACCGGTGGTGATGTGTTTGATGGCATAACCATTTACAACACCATAAAAAACAGCACATCAGATGTGCATGTTTATGTGGACGGCTTGGCTGCAAGTATGGCAAGCGTTATTGCCCTGGCAGGCAACAAGATTTACATGTCTCGCTACGCTCAACTGATGTTGCACAAAGTTTCAGGAAATGTAAATGGTGATGCAGAAAAGCTTCGCGAAACTGCTTCGCTGATGGATGAAGTAGAAAAGTCTATTGCCGAAATTTATGCATCACGCACCGGACTTTCCGTTGATGATGTCAACAATAAATTCCTCCAACGCGGCAAGGATTCCTGGTTCAATGCAAAGCAAGCTTTGCAGAACAATTTAGCAGATGAAATTTTTGATGGTGTGGTTTCAAAACCAAACATCAAATCAGACGCGGTGGAATTATGGTCCTTTTATCAATTGCAAATTTCAAACACTTTAAATAAAAATACGATGGAACTAAAAACAACAATTATCAGTCAACTGGGCTTGCAGGAAAGTGCAACGGACACCGACATTTTCAATTCAATTTCGGCTCAGGCAAAAGCTATTGCTGATTTGAAATCAGAAAATCAAAACCTGACAGAGCAAGTCACAAAATTGCAAGGTGAAATGAAAATTTCGCACACTCAAAAAATCAAAGAGATGCTTGACAACGCCATCCGCACCAATCGCATCACCGAAGATCAGCGGCCATCTTACAACACGTTAGCTGAAGCTAACTATGAAGCAACACAAAATGTGTTGAATAAAATGGCCCCCTACAAAAGCATCACCGCACAACTGGCCAATGATGAAGAGCCGGTTGAATACAAAACCTTCCAGGAGTACTCCGAAAAAGCCCCCGAGTTATTGGCCGACATGAAAGTCAACAATCCAACCAAATACATTTCACTGTACAAAAAACAATTCGGCAAAGAACCCAAACTCACAATCAATTAGCACAACGTCATTGCGAGGAACGAAGCAATCTCTCACTGGGTCAACCGTATTCACTATTCACTTTTAACTAAATAAAATGGCTATTCAAAAAGAAATCTGGACATCCCACTTAATGGGTTCCCTCTTCAAAAACAATGAGTTTTTGAACTATGCATTCAATGCAGACCAATATGTTTTACAAGGTAAAGTGGTGCACATACCTAATGCCGGTGCTGCGCCAGCAATTGTAAAAAACCGTTCATCGCTTCCGGCAACAGTTACTACAAGAACTGATGTGGACATCACGTATGCAATTGATGAATTCACCAGTGACCCGGTGCTCATTCCAAATGCCGACACAGTTGAATTATCGTATGATAAAATTTCAAGTGTGCTGTCAGAAACCGAATCTGCTATTCGCGAATTGGTGGCTGACTGGATGCTTTACAATTGGCGTGTTGAAACTGCAGGCGCAATTGTTCGCACCTCAGGTACTAACCTAACTGCACACTTACCTTCTGCAACCGGCACTCGCAAGAAACTTACGCTTGCGGATATTAAGGCTGCACGTTTGTTGCTAAACAAACAAAACATTCCGAAAGAAGATCGTTACATGATGATTGACAGCGATATGTATGAGCAGATTGCTGATGAAATGAATGTGACCACTTACCGTGATGCAGCAAAAGAATATGATTTGCCCAAAGGCATCATCAATAAAATTTACGGCTTCTATATCATGGAGCGTTCCAACACATTGGTTGCAAATAATGCCGGCACTCCGGTAATTCAAACACCCGGAACAGCAGCAACCATCAACGACAATGGAGTTGTCCTTGCATGGCATAAAAACGCAGTTGAACGTGCCCTGGGTACAGTTGATTTCTTCGAGCAATTAAATGCACCAACATATTACGGTGACATCTATTCCGCTCTCATCCGTATGGGTGGCCGTAAACGCAGAAACGATTACAAAGGTGTTTGTGCAATTATCCAAACGCCATAAACTAAGCGCGTCATGCTGAACTTGTTTCATCATCTGTATTCAAAAAGCAATCTCACCTCCACAAGTGGAGGCCTCGTCCACCTCCACACCTGAACGCAAGCTAATGCTTGCGTTTTTTTATTTTTTAAATCTTTTTTTACTACTCGGTGTAGGCTGTCCATTTATTGATTTATAAAATTTTTATTAGTGCAATAAAAAAGTAGTTTTATGGCCTCCGACATATCACAAAGGAGGGTTTAGATCGACTTATAGTCGCTGGTATATATAAGTTAGCCGTCACCTTATCAACGACAGTGCAACCATTAAACGACAGGACAAAATGGACAGACGACAAAAAGCCAACGCTTCGGCAAAATCAAATGAGGTGCACCCAACTGCACAATCTTACGCTTTGCACCCCATTTACCTTTACCCCAGCCACGCGAGTGCATCAGGTCAATTAACATAATAGCTATTAACAAACAAACAACAGAATTTTAATGGATAATAAAACACAAATAGAACAACCAGGGGTTATTTCAGGCGTACTCGATGAGTTGCTGGATAATATGTATATAAATAATGTTGACAAACGACTCCGTGAATTAGATCAACCTAGTGAAAACGATTGTAAACGTTGGATTTGGGAATTAATTCAGAATGCAAAAGATAGCATTGTTGAAGATAACGTTAAGAAATTAGTTGATATTAAATTGATTATTAAAAATGAGCTTGTTGTTTTTAAACATAATGGTTCGCCATTTACTGCAAAAGCTTTATTTGGGTTATTATATAAGTATAGTGCAGGTGATATAAATAACACGGAAAGCACAGGTCGATTTGGTACAGGATTTTTAACAACTCATACACTTTCAAAAATTGTTTCTATTGAAGGTGATTTG